TATTCAGTTGTCCTTCAGTTGCTTGAACTTCACGTTGGAATGAACGGTATTGTGCTTCACCCAAATCACCACTCTCGAACTGCTTATCAACCTGCGCTTGTGCTGAACGGAGTTGATCTAACTTACTTTGAGTTGTCTCAACCGCGCTCGATAGCAACTTCTGCTTTTGCGCAACCAGTTCAGTGTTTCCGGGGTCAAGTTTCAGCAACTTGTTAACGTCACGCAACTCAGTCGTCGTGCGATTAGCTTGTTGATTAACGCCAGCCAACGCCTTATCAAGTCCGTTGGTGTTACCGTCAATCTCAATGGTGATTCCTTTAACTCGTGAACCCGCCATATATTCTCCTTTCTGCTAAAAAGCGTCGAAATCTTGTTGTTGTGCCTTGCGCGCCGGTTTCTTATCCGACTTGGCACGCTCTTGTGATTTCATCTCGCTGTTAGCGTATTCAACGATAAAATCCATGACTTGCCCCAAGTCCATCATCTGCATTTCATCCCAGGACAAGCGCGTCTTTTTAGCAATTAGCAAGAAGCTGTCAGTATCAAATTGCTCGTCGCTAACGTACTCGTCCTCTAAGCTTTTTTTGTTGAGATTGANGTCATTGCCAAATCAACCAAGTCCCCTAGCACGTCAAATACAGGGAANTCTTCAAACTCTGCAAACCATTGCTCAATAGGCTTGATGTTTTGGTCTGCGTTCTTGGCATAGACGTAAGCCATGCGTTGTACAAGTTGAATGTTGTCTGGATCCATAATCAACTTCATCTTGTCCATATCTGTTTCTGCTTCGGATGCTTGCGTTGCGAACTCCAAAAACTTCGTGAAGTCTGCGAAAAAGTCGCGTCCAAACTCGTTGCGATAGAAGATAGGCGTTGCACCAGATGAAACCAAAGTAAGTTCTTGTTGTCCCAATACGATTGTCTTTTTCATGATTATTTCTCCATTTCATATTTAGATATGTATCCGGCCAAAGCCGGAACCGATTANGCTTCAGGTGAAGNTGCCGGTTCGGTAAATGTTGGACGATATGGCTTTGAATGCCAATCATCATAAATTTTAGAGTCTGTTTTTGAATCGGTCTTTGACTTTGCAATTTCGAGATATGGATCCAATGCAGCGGTAATATCAAATTCTTTCGTTTGTACATCCAACTTGTCTGACTTTGTTGCGCCAGCTTCAGAAGGCCGTGCGAAAGTCACGTTGTACAAGATATGACGCGTAGCCTTTTGATCACCATCAAATTCAAACGTCAAAGCAACAGCCTTACCCTGTTGCAAGGATTGTGCAATGACACCATTGTCATCTCGCACGTCACCCAGAACAATATTAGAAATTTCATATGGCATGTTGGCCATTTCTAATTTCCCAGTAAACCCTTGATTGTTATCACCTGACCAGTAGATGCCATTGTCAGCGTAGAAGTCCGTCTTGTCTCCTGCCGCATCAAGTGACAGGTTAACGGCACCAGGGTACTTGATAGCGGTTTCATAAGTGATTTGCGTTCCGTCATCCGTGAATTGGTGTACGTAAACATTCTTAAGTCCATATTGAACCTTGTTTTCTGCCATGTTCATTCTCCTATAGTGAATTCATACACCCGCATAAACATTTGTTCTGTATCGATAAACGACTCATCCCAACTAAACGGAATTTCGTTCTCATCAAAAAAAGACTCAACACTTTTTTCTAGTGCTAAGTCTTTTTTGTCGAAGTACAGTTCAAGGTCTACAACGGTTGCTCTGTAAAAATTGGTGTTGTCTGCGAACACCGTTCCGTCATCATCAACTGCCATGTAGACAGCGAACGGTAGCGACGGTGCGTCGCCTTTAAACTCGTAATAAGCCAGTGGCAATCCGGTAGCTGACACAAACGCCTTGGCAAACTCGCTAAACTTCATATCAACCCCCTAAATCCGCTTTCTAACTTCACTCTCAAACTCATCACGTGCCCAATCGTAAACAGGTTCAATGTGAGTGTAACCACGCACACGTTTTCCGTTACGACTAGCGTGTCCAGCCTCTAGCAAGTGGGTTAAATACCACGCCTTAGCATTCCAAACGTTAATGGTTTTCTTGTCCTTCTTAATCGCCCACCCTTTGTTGTAACGACCAGTCTTGTTCTTGAAACCACCACCACGCTTCAATCGTTTAACGCTTTCCTTTGCAATGTCATTTTTGGCTTTTTCAAGCCCTTCCTGTACATCTTCGGTATAAGCTTTGAGTTCAGCCATCAACTCACTGGCAAAATCTTTATCTGCCATCACGTGTGTCCCTTGATAGGTACAAACGAATACGTTCGCCTGAAAGGTCAGCTCGTGAGACGTGCAAGCGCTCATTGTTGAAATATACGATTGGTTCGTTGTTGTACTCAACACGCGCAATGACGAAAGTATAATCAGGCCGGAAAGTTCGTTGTCCCGCCTCATCATCAATCTCTCGCCCATCTGCGTATCGGTTTGCGAACACCTTGCGTTGCGGTTGCTCAACTTCAACTTCCTGCATTAGATCGTTGAATTGCTTTTCAACTGCTACAAGGTAGATAACTGAATCATATCTCATTCTGCATCCTCCGCCGGGTCGTACAGTGAGTGAAGTGCCAGCGACACCTTCAAATCTTCATACGTTGCCAAAAAACGTGGCGCGTCAGGATTGTCATAACCCCAATTGCCCTTGGTATACAAAATAATCGCTTGCTTAATCAACGCTGCATTCTCAGTTGAGAAATCAGCACTAACTAAACCGACGACATGTAAGTCCATGCGGGCTGCCTGAATTAAATCATTGATTTCGTTATCCAAATCATCATCTGGAACAGTCAAGCGCAATGCAGTCTTAACCGCTGGGAACAGTTCGTCCATGCGCTATCCCCTTTCTGTTAAATCAAAGCCAGCAAATCATCCTTCTTGGTGATGCCGTCGTGATTAATCTCGTGAGCGTCCAAATATGCAGTGATTTCAGCAATCGTCGCCTTATCTGTCAACTCAACTTCTTGAATATCATCATCGTTCGGCTCGTTTCGGCCGTCATCTTCGGTATCGGCAATGACAGGGCCGTCAAAGTTTGCCAAATCTCCACCCATTAACTCTTGGATACGCTCATCTGTTGGCAATTTTGGGAACATATCGCCTACTTCATAACGCACCTTCGTTTCCTTATCCGTAAATGCTTGTAATACCTTGTAAACCTTCGTCATAATTCTCTACCTCTCCTGGCTATGCTTCTGGCGTCTTATCAGATTCGGTGATTGTGACCATGAATCCTGCGTCCTTATCAGCCTTTTCAACGTCAAATCGCAATACACCTTGCAAAATACGTCCGTAGATGTTGTTCTCCACCCATTGAACAGCAATATCAGCTCGGTCAGCGAACAATACAGCGCGACGCAAATCGCCAACCCAAGCCTTCTTAGTTCCAACTACGTCAGTTGAAACAAATTGCGTGTCACCAATAACGACAACTGGCAATCCAAACAACGTCTTACCAGTTGCAGTTCCGATTTGGTCTTGCAATAAGTAACGACCCTCACCATCCTTTACCTTATCCAAGGTATCGAACATTGATTGGGTCATAACGAATGACTTGCTGTAAGCTGGATCCAAATCAACATTAACAACACCCTTCAAGCCATCAACCAACTCGGCAGCTGAAAATGACTTCGCAGTAAATGTTGACAAAGCACCAGCAATCTTTGCATTAGTTGTATTAACCTTCAACGTTTGAATATGTTGTGCAACCAATGAACCCAAATCCACTTGTGCGTCGTCCAGTGACTCTTGCGAGACTGGAATAGCGCCACGGTATGTGTCAATGTCCCACTCAACGTTATCGAATTGCGGGTTAGCCAAAGTTGGGTTTTCAACCAATTCTTCAGTTGAAGGCAAGACTGCTGATGGTCGCTTCAAAATTGGGTACTTACCAGAAGCCGTTGACACTTGGGTCTTGGTAACCAATGAAGCCAAATCAACAACCGTTTCCAACTCCAATGTTGGGTCATAGATGATTGATTCAGGGATAACTACGGCAGCGTCATCTGACGTCAAACCGTCGCGCTTCTCACCCTTAGTTCGCATGAACGTGTTGAACGCGTCACGTGCTTCTACCTTTTGCTCTTTGTCCTTAATTTCAACAGGCATTGATCGTTCCTCATCTTTCTTCTTTTCGTAGTCACCGTCTGCCGGTGCGTCTGTTTCATCTGTGTTGTCTTTTGCTGACTCATCAGCTGGCGCATCATCTTCCGTGTTTTCTTCGGATACAGAAGAACCCGCATCAGGAGTTGAGCTATCTTCGCTCTCGTCTTGTGCGGGTTCGTCCGTTTTATCTTCAGTTTTTTCTTGTTCAGGCGTTGCTTCTTGAAGCTTCTGCAAGTCCTCAATATCCTTTTGGATTTGCTTCACCTTTGCCATGGCTTCGGCTGAATCATCAGCAGTTGAGTCTGGATCATCAATCAAGGCTTGCGTTGCTTCAATTGCTTCAACCAGCTCAGCTTTCTTTTGTTCAATGCTGTCTGCAATGTTCATCTACATGAACTCCTTCCTTACTCGAATGATTGCTAACTCATCTCTCATACGCTCTCGCTTGCCGTATGCGGGCTTGCTGGCGTCACGTGATGAAATAGCGATACTAGTATCTTGATACGCCGGTAATGGCGTAATAGTGACCTCAAACACTTCGTCAATCGCGGTTATGTGTCGGATGTCGGGTGAACCGTCTTTACCAAAAGTCCACTTATCGGCTTTCGTCGTGAAAGCGAAACTCATTCCCTTGATGTTGCCAACTCGAATATTTTCCAAAACGTCATTTGCCACCGTTGTATTAGGCAGCGTTGCTTTGAAGAACAATCCCTTGTCGTCAACTTTGAGTTTGAGAGTGCCGGCATCAACTCGTGCAAGCGGTTGGTTCATGTCGTGAGCATAGACAAGGTAAACGCCGTCAAAATTAACGTCTTTTAGTGCTCCCTTATCGATATACTCAATAAATCCGCCTAAATCTTGCGACGGCTTGTCAAACATAATGGCGTATCCACTCACCGTCCGACCGTCACCATCTGCACGCAACTCGACGGCTGACAATAGGCTACGCACTTCATTCTTTGCCATTTGTTTCGTCCTCCAACTCTTGCGCGGTAGTCATCTTTGCAATGTCATCTGTGACAATGTCAGAAGTTGAATCGCTCAAAACTTTCACTGCTTGTTGTTGAGAGAGTATACCAGCGCTGAATAGTTCCTTGGTCCGCGCTTCAACTTGTGACCCGTCCAAATCAATTGCCGTGCGAACATCTGCATCAATCTCAACACCGAACGTCATTTGCAACTCATCAACGATTGGCTGCAAGTATCGACCAAGTGTCGTGTTATACGTCGCTGTGATTTGCTCAGCGTTTGAGTGCTCGCTTTCTCCACCCAACATATCAATCGGCATCATGAACGCCTTAGCGATTTGATTACGCGTCCAATCAGTTGAGTTGAGCAACTT